GATTTTAATGACCTCTCGCCCTGTATCCACCTGGCATGCAGTTTGACCTTCTTTTAACGTTTCAGCTAGTATTAGAATGTTCATTACATTACCTCCCTGAATTCAGCAAATATTCCGCGTTTTCTCGGTTTGATTTTGTCTTTCTTGATGCGATCCATAAGCAGTAAAGCGACTTCATCTATATCTCTGTCAAAATACTCCGCTATACCTTGCAAGCTGTATCCTTCTCTCCAGAGATACTCAAATTCTGTTACTTGCATTAGATCCCAAGTGAAATCCGTATCTTCTAAAGCAATATACGTGTCATTACGCTTTTTCAGATGATACATGCGCTCGACTTGACGTCTGTGTACCTTCTCTTGATCCGCCCATTGTCTTTTCATGGCTTCTGATGTATCGGTTCTTTCCAAAGAGTTTGTCATACTGTCTGCTCAACTCCTTTTGGGTTTGTGGTTGTGTTCCAAATGCGTAAACACCTTTCATTATTTAAAACCTCGCAATCTAAAATTCTCACCTGGCATGTCGATCGGATGAATGTTTTCCATCATGCGAGAAAACTCACGCTCACCATATAGCTCTAATAGTTGGTTAAAATCATAGTTAGAGGTGAATACATTGTGTTTTCCTACTCGGCCATCAATGATTTCGAACATCTTTCTTCTAGCCCAGGAGAATTCTTCTTCATCTTTTTTGGTTTTTTCCGCTCCAAGATCATCAAGTACAAGGAGCTGCGCTTTAAATAATCCGTCCAGCAATTCTTCTTCACTTGTTTCGCTTTTCTTGTTGTAAGTATTTTGGATCTTGGTCATGAGTTTAGGGACTGATATGAACAGAGCTGAATGTCCTTGGTTTAATACTTGCTTTGTAATGCTCACAGCTAAGTGACTTTTTCCGGTTCCATATGGGCCTGTAATCAGTAATCCTACTTTGTTATCTGAACTAAAGTTTTGAGCGTACCGTTCACATAATGCTTTTGCTCGTTTTAATTCCTCTGTTTTAGGTTCATATGTTTCAAATGTGGAGTTCTGGAGCTTGTCATTGATTAAACTGGATTGCTCGAACAATTTATCTAATTTAGCCTTTTGAAATTTTTCATCCGCTTCTTTGGCTAATCTACGTGCTTCTTCTTGGTTTTGGCAGTACACGCATTTCTCAATTCCATGTTCAATGATTTTAGGGCGTTTACAGGTTTCGCACTTCTGATCAGAAAGAGATATTCCCATTTCCTTTTGTGAAGTCGTATTTAGAGAAGTCAGTTTGGCTAACTGATTGCCCGCTTTTTCCATTTGGTTTCCCTCCTTGGTTTAAATAGGCTTCAAACTTGGTACCAAAGAGAGTAGGTGGTCTAAGGTATTTACTCATATCGCTGTTCATCCACTCTTGAACTTTGGTGTCGATCACGTTTTTAAAATCATCTACTCCAAAGCCTTCATTCCAACGCGCTTTTATAAGGTCTTTTGTTTTCTGCGTACTTGCTTTGTATTTGGTGCCAGCTGCGTTGTTGAGATAGTTTACTATCTCGACGTACGGTATCTTCTCTTTCTTTTCTTTATCTTCTTCTAATTCTTTATCTAATTCTTCTTCTGGTGCGTTACCTTCCGTTACATGTAACGTTACATCTTCCTGTGGTTGTTCTATCTTCTTTTTTTCCCGATGTTTCGCTACTCTTTGGCGGTTTTGCTCCCGGATCTTATCTAGTCCAGCAATGTTTTGATGCTTTTCCCAATTCAGAATGTTAATGAATGAGTTTTCATCAATGTCGATCATGCCGAACTTTCTAAATGTATCTAATGCCAGGCGTACTGTATTAAGTGGTCGATTGAATATTGTGGCTAGCATTTCATCTGTATAAGGGATCTGTTCACTTAAAAAGATATATCCGCTTGCGTTTGTTTTACCGGCTTGAGAGAGTAACTTAATCCATATAACAAGGATGGTATCCGCTTCAGGCATTTGTTCAATAAGTCTGATCTTTTCATCCTCAAACATGTGAGTGTTGAGCTTAATCCACTTAACTTCACTCATTTAAAAACACCTTTCTTTAAAAATCTTGCATAAAGCTTGTCCATGTGTACTATAATGGTGATAAGAAGTATTTATTTAAGGGATAATGTTGGCGCATTACCCCGTGCGTTTATTCATTTTCTTTATCCATAATTGCGTAGATACCTTTGCTTTCCAGGATATTGTGAATGAATAAGCGCCCCTTTTGAGTCCATTTAGTTAATAGGTTTGTACCAGTTTCGCCATTAGGTTTTGAAAATGTATGCGTTTGGGATTCTGTATAACCGTTGCCTTTATGATCTCCATACAACAACCATTGACCACCACGCTTATACTGGACTCCTTCTTGCTTTAAAATGTTATTTAGTTTCTGTGCAGTAAGTCCGTAGTCTTCTGCGATCTGCGATACTAGCAAGCTATCTTTTGATTCAAGGATCTTATCTACATAAGTAGCTTTAGGCTGATATTCGGACACCTGTTGTTCTAACATGAGATTTTGTGTTTCTAATTCTTGCTTTTCTTCTTCTAAGTCAGCAGCTAACCGTAAAGCTTCCGCAAAAGTAGTAGGGAGTTGGAAGTTCCCGCTTTGTTTTTTAGCGTTTGGTTTGAAATAACCATGTACTAATTCACGTTGTACCTCCCAAGAAAGATTATCTGTGAATGACTTAACTAGCATTAAATATCCAGATTCAGTAAGTAAAATCAGTCCTCTGTTAGGTATTTCTAAAGTACGAAATTCGTTCTTTTGGGAAGGAGAAACCACGAAAAAGTCCGTATCTTCTATTAAATGCTTTTTGTTTTGAGAAAAGTTACGTTTAGCAGTGCCTTCTATCCTCCCGTGCACTTCATCTACGTCTTTCAAAGTTACAACTCGCTGTCCTTGATATTCTTTAAGTTCAATCTCTTCTACTTTTTTAATTTCTTCTTCGAACGCTTCATTCAGTTGTTTCACCATGTACTCCCTCTCCTTTTCTTTGTCACCTTTTTGGTTAGCATCTAAGGAGTCACCTCTTATTAAGTCGTACAGTTCACATAACTTGTCCACTTTATTTGGGTGTTTTCGTTTCAAGTAATCTCTAATTCTTTTGATCCCAACTAAGTTAACAGCAATAATAGAATTACCATTTCCACCCCTTAGTATGTTCGAATAAACTATTTCGTGACCTATTTCTAAGTTATTGATAATTGGCTGGATAAGTGAACGGTTAATATTCGTAGCTCTATCAACATCCACAAGAGCATAAAACCTTTCTTTATCCTTTAGGTAACTTCTAATTGATTTATCATTGAAACGATAGGTATTAATTTTACTCACCATTTTCACTTCCCTTCCCTTTGAAAGATTTCAATGTACCTAACCACATTTTCATTTCTTCCTCTTCCTGATCCCAAATTGCATGATATTCATCTGCGATTTTTACTCTTTCTTCTCTGTCAGTAGTTGTTAAAAATCGTTTTTTGATGTCTTTGTATTCCTCCTCATATAACAAAGATTCCTTAATACTTTTGTTCATCATATTTACAATTAATAAAGTGTCCATTACGAATTCTCCTTTTCAAAATATAATAAGCGCAACCAAAACTAATTTTTCAGTTCACTTTTTGAATCATTTTCACTAACCCGATCAATCCAATGATGTGTATTATGCCTAAGATAATAACTGCTCCTTCAAATGCCACGATCTTTGAAACTCCTTATCTATCATATCTGCTATGCGATCCACCATTTCTTCATCAAAATGACGTTCGCACATATCTAGGAAGTTAACGCTATTAAACTCCCATGTGGAAATTGGTTCTCCGCAATCCATACATACACGCCTTCGATATGTTCGGTTGTCTGGTCTATTGCGTGAGTCTGTTACTTTAGTTTTTCCTTCGCATACAGGGCAACGCAATGTTTCACCTCCTTGAAGCGGTTAAGGCGCTTCATATTCGTACTACGTATTAACTTCTTCTTTTTCACCTATCATTAGAGATATAGCTAGTCTTCCAATATAAATATTGTTTTGAATCATTCCTCCATTCTTTTTTCTTTTCTTCCAAAAGAAACGTCTAGTGTCAGGGTTGCTTTCATACCACCAGTCATCTTTTTCTTTCGCCCAAATAAAAGCTATAATCACTTTGCGGTTATTAAACAGAAAGGGGAAGTAAATATGTCCAGTTTTTTCATGTGATATTCTTTTCAAGTTTTCACTCCTTTTTGTCACATAATAAGTCAACTACACACTTCCTATTTGTACGTTCCGAAGTAATAACCAACGATCATGAACACGACAGCTGCTATTGTGATAAGGTACAGCTTATGGTTAATAGTCACTTACTCACCTCCTTAACTTGCGCTTGATGATCTACACTACCTTTTGTTTCTCCAGCCATGTTTCAAGATCAGAAGCCTTGACACGTTTACAACGACCTAACTTGATAACAGGTAAGTCTTTTCGTTGCATCAATTCGTAAGCAGCCCCTTGTGAGATTTTCAGAATCCTTTGTAGATCCTTTGCATTGTAGTATTGTTCCCCCATGGTTTCCCCTCCCTTTTGATTAGTTATATTGCTGTTCCATCCATTCAAAGAATTTATCTCTCGGAATGCGTTTTACCTTACCTACCTTGATACAAGGAAAATCTTCTTTTTCTGTAAGTTGGTAAGCAGTACCTCGGCCGATACCCAAGATTTCTTGCACGTGTTTCACTGATAGTGTAATTGGATAATCCTTAATTTCCATATTAACCCTCCTTATTTTACTGTGAGTGAAATTAATGTTCTAAAAAAACGTCGTCTATGCGACATTCCAGATAATGAGAGATCCGATAAGCTAATGAAAGCTTTGGATCCACCTTTCCGTTTTCAAGTTTGGATAACCATTTTGTTGTGATCCCTATTTTGTTCGCTAATTCTTCCTGCGTCATACCCAATTCTTTTCTACGTTGTTTTATGCGATTTTTCACGACCACATCTCCTTTGGGTTGTTGTATTCCCCTCTTTCTTTTTCACTCTGTGTGAAATATCTTAACTTTATTATACCCGAACTTCACTGTGTGTCAACATGTATCTTAAAATTGTTTTATATGTTTTTTAGTGTAGTTTCTTCTTTGATATTCCATTGATATTTCACTGTGAGTGACTCATAATATATACGTTGAAGTTTTTTGGCGTGGACAAAGGGAGGATAATGAAAATGTATGGAAAACGAATCAAACATTTCAGGAAGCAAAAAGGCATGAATCAATCAGAGCTTGCTGAAAAAGTGGGGTTAGGTACATCCCAAATATCCATGATCGAAGCAAACAAAAGGACAACTAGCGTAGAGAAACTAACAAAGATAGCTGATGCTCTGGGGATTAGGGTTATAGAACTGTATGACGATGAAATTCAAGAGAAAGTAAATGAGGATTCATGGGCTCTGTTCAATGAAGAAATGAAGGGGAAAGGGTATACGCCAGAAGAGTTGAAAAAGTATATCGAGATATTCGAACAGATCAAAAACGACAAAGGAAAGTAGAAATTTGTCGAAATTGTACACCCTCCCAAATGGTTCCATTCACGGACAAGGTGTTATATAATGGTATCAAACATCAAATAAGAACATGTGTTCGTATTGATTGATTCAGGGAGGGAACACATTGAAAACAGAAATCGTTTATTGTGACCAAATTCCAGAAGGTATTAATTTTTACTCCGAAGGCATCTTAGTAATCGGCACAAAGAAGGAGTGATGGGAATGGCTTATTTCCACAAGCGAAACGGAAAATGGGCGTTCACCTTAGACATTGGCAGAGATCCCGTCACCGGAAAACGAAAACAAAAGACACGATCAGGATTCAAAACAAAAAAAGAAGCACAACAAATAGCACGTGAAACTGAATCTCAAGTAGATGAAGGTAAACTTTCTTTGAATAGCATGAACTTCAAACAGTTATATGATCTGTGGCTGGAGCAGTCACAATCCAGGGAGTCAACAAAGAGTCAGCAAACCTATATGGTTAATGCTCATGTAATCCCTTATTTTGAAGGGAAAGCCATTAAGGAGATTAAACCGCTTCATATCCAACACTTCATAAAGCATTTAAGAGATGATAAAGGGTTAGGCCCTACTTCCGTCTTTAATGTGAAAGGTCATGTTCACAACATGCTGAACTACGCTGTGAAAATGGAGATCATCCATAGTAATCCAGCGCAGAATGTGGTTGTGAAAAAAGAAAAGACCGAAAAGAACGTGTGGGATGTTCACCAGATCAGACAATTCCTGGATTATGTAAAAGGTCATTCTAAGTATTGGTTAGCTTACCACGTAGCCTTACATTGTGGTTTACGAATAGGTGAGATAGCTGCTCTGAAGTGGGAGGACATTGAAGGGGAATCATTACATGTTCAAAGAACCGTTACCAAGACAAAAGAAAAGTGGGTTGTGCAACCGCCTAAGACCAATAAGTCAGACAGACACATCCCACTATCTCATGATTCCTTGGAACTTTTTAGAGAATACCGTAGTATGTTCCCCTCGGATGAATGGATCTTCCAAGGACAGAACGGTTTCGTCACAACAAATGCTCTAAGAAATGATTTTTACCGTATGACAGAACGTTCAGAACTACCACGGATTAAATTTCACGAACTACGTTCATCATACATCACAATGCTACTTGATAACAATGTTCCTGTGCATATTGTTTCTAACCTGGTCGGTCATACTCAAACCTCTACAACCCTAGATATTTACACTGCAGCATTGGACGATAGTTTAAAACAAACAACGGATGTGGTAAATCAGCTGTTAAGTGGTACAAATGTGGTACCGATGAAGAAGAAAGACAACGACATCCCTTCATAGTAAGCCTTTGACGGTTTCAGTTCACAAACAACATATAAATGTGAAACTATTTACACGAATTTCATTTGTTTGATTTGTTCCCATTGTTTACGCTTTCAAACTTCGACTGTTCCATGTTTTTATATAGATTTCTATTATTTTGTGGTATCGGATGTGGTACCACAATTACATAACACTTCATGCCACCAAAACCAACGCACCATATACAAACACCATGATACCTCCTGCTTTTGCTACTGATTTATTGAACATTTGCAGGAGGGCATATACTCCAAACGCTACACCTACCATGATTGGAAAGACACTTACATAATCCGCAGCATATTGAACAAATTGCTCTTTAAGAAGGTAACCTCCTAACTTTGTGACTGGCCCTTGGATTTCAAACATTATACCGCCGCCTTCATAGCCTGAACAAGAATATCAAGTACCATAGGAGTCATTTGCACCAAGACGTAACCCAAGCCAGCCGATTGCATCATCGTAAATCCTTTCTCTTTGTTCCCGATCATCACGAACAAGGCACCACCTAATACGACTACCATAGCTACTGGATAGGCTAACGCTTGGATAAGGGATACTAATGGATCAAAGGCACCTACCATCTTTCCGTAAAGGTCTGCGTTGGCTGCAAATGCTGGGGTAGCACTCCATAAAGGCGCTGTTGCTAATGGTACCAAAGATTCTGGATGAAACTTTTTAGGTGCTTCCACCTTCCCATTCATAAATTCAGGAATACTCATTACTTCTGTTTTCATGTTGTACACTCCTTATTTTAAGTCATGGTATAAAAACACTTTAGTATTCAATCCTTCACACAATTCTTCCAATACCTTCTTCCTGTGTTCCGTTGTCGTTACCCAATAGAGAGTAGGAATTCCTTTAAATACATTCCGCTCTATTAATCGTCTGTACTTCTTTACTTTCGTTCGATTCTTCTTCATGGTCTGCGTGTGATCTATTTCAACTACGTTATAGTGATCCGTCTGGAACATAGCATCACAGACTAAGGTGATCTTCTCTTTCCCTTTACTGATAATCCGTATTTCATTTTTCCATGTAGTGGGGCCATGTAAGTAAATATAGAGGTCATTCCGCATTAAGTAGTGGTTTACAGTTGTGGTTCGTTTTCTAACCTTATCAGAATTCGTTCTCTCCCGTCCTTTCTTATTGAGGTAGTAAATATTCTCTCCGTCCCTAAACACGCTCACATAAGGCTCTATTTGCTTCATAACACGTAAGGTGTTTCGTTCACTCTTTAAACTGTGCATAACTTGTAATTGACTCCTGGATAGATAATCAAGCTTCTTCAAAGATTGCAGTATCCTCTCCTCTCGTTCCAGTTGCTTTTTCTTGGTGTGGTGCATTCTCTTTCCTCCTTCTGTGAGGTTCGAGTTTGTCATTAATGAAGTCGTTTGTAATATAAGGGGTTTGCAACACATGTTCAGTATCTGTTTGGTATATTGCTCTACCTCTTAATTTTGTTGGTAGTTGCTCTGCCCCCACTCGATCTAGCACAACCATACTTTGAGTGCTGTTTTTTAATTTAAAACATAACGCTGCACTTGTGTTTGCCTTTACCTGGCGAGGGAAAACATCGGCAGTAGGGTACTGTGTAGCAAATATCAAACGGTACCCTAACCCTGCCCCTAATCGTGCAATTTCCCCTATTAAATGTGTGCACCTTTCTTTAGTTTGTTTATCCTTGAATCCATCAACCTCCGCTCCTTCATCAATAACTACGAAGTGACGTTTTTTGTAACCTGCTTCTCCTATGTCTTCATAGCCTTTTTCAAGAAATTCCTCTTGCCTATCTAATATCTTTTTGTGTAATGATTCCAACGCTTTTAAAGATGTTTTTTCGTCTTTGGCTACTTGATCTACTTGTTTGCGATTGATAAAACGACTAAACGCTAAACCGCCTTTTAAATCAATTAATGTGAATCGTACATTATTAGGTTGTTGGTGAATGAGAGTTGTAATGGCATTCTTTAAAAATACGGTTTTTCCATACCTTGTCATTCCAGCTACAACTAGCATCTGAAGTTCATCAAAATCATGAGTAATGAAGTCTTTATATGTGATCCCTATCGGAACTTGCCATCCTTTTAGCGAAGCTAGCATGTCATCATCATATGCAACTCGTTTAGGCAATCCTTCTTCGTACACACGCATTTTCAACATACCATCGTATTCCATTTCGATTTGCTTATCTAATGGCTTTCGATTGTTTATGAGGTTCTTGATTTGTTTCGGAACGTTTCCCTTCCAATCCATCTTTTTGAGGTTTTCAATATTGAGATCAGGGCGACTCTTATTATTCAGACCATCCACAAACACTTGCTTCTTATCCTCAAATTCCTTGAACGATAATCCTAATGGGATCTTATACACATACTCAATGTAGTTTTCACCTTTTCGTTTTCGAAATAGGCGAATGGATTCTTCTGGCGTTTTCAAATTTAAACTTTTGGCGATCTTCTCAATCTTCTCATGATCTTTTGATTGTGAATGTTGAAAATAATAAGAGCTACCCATCACACCTAACATAGTTCCAGTAGATATTATTTCAAAGAGCATTGCCACCCCTCCCCTTTGTATCCGTATAGGATAGTTGCTGATAGTCAGAAGGTATTAAATCACGTATAACCCCTTCTTATTGGTGCTTTTCTCATGTTCGGGTTTACGGAAACGCTCCGCATATGAAACGGAACGCTCATGGACTTGCATGATTTTCAGGATTTCTTCTGGAGTGTAGCCCAGGTTCTTACATGCTTGAATTACATCTTCCCACTTCATTACATCTCCTCCTTCAAGTGAAGCTCAATCAATCCATCAATCACAGTTGGTTGAACTCTATATTCAGTGTCGCATTCTACACATGATGCTGTTTCAACTTCAGCAGGATCAAAGTCTACGTCAAGGACTTCATCAATTTCTTGATTTTTCAGATCAACCGCAGCATTTCCGGTTATCATCATGATCGTTATAAATTCGTCACTACCGCAGCATCTGCATCTCATTTAAGAACACCCTTTCGTTTTTTATTGAAAACTTCACACGCTCCATTCAATAAATCTTCAGCGCATTCAATATCATCTTCAACAAAATTATCCATCACGATTTCTTGAAAAAGAATAAATGTTTCAAATACTTGCTCGGGTTCCCAACCCATATAGTCCATTAAAGAAATCAATTCAGCCCATGTTTCTCTTGTCTTTTTATCCATACTATCTCCTCCTATATAAATGAATTAACGTCCGTTTCAGGCTGTTGTGGCTCTTGTTTGACAACGGGAGCACCTTCCATATCCCGAAAAACTAACGCCTTCACATAAGCGCTGAAATTGCTCACAGAATTGCAATACTCCCAAATCCTTCTTTGGTGTTCATCATCAACATTGAAACTTGCGCTTTTTACTTTAACTAAGCCCATAAGCTCTCACCTATCCTATAAAATCCTAATGCGTTAGCTAAGTCAGGCTGATCTACGACACGAAAGCCTAAATACAGTTGCATAATCTCTGCCCCACCGCCTAACAGATACACGTTGTCGCTCCATTCCAGATCAATCATGACGTTACGGATGCTCTCTGCTATGGCTTCGTAATTGTGATCTAAGTTTTCCAATCCTTTCGGCACAGTATCGCTTGATTCGTTGATAAATCGTCCGTTTTTCATCGTGGCAAAATTAATGGTTCCACTTCCTATATCAATGAAATGAACTATACCAGGCATCGGGTGAGCAAAGTAAGCGCCAGCTCCTTCTGCTGCAACCGCTACCTCTCGTATATGAATGATTTTTTTAATGCCATTTACCGTAATGGTGTGAGAACCTTCCAACATATCCTTAATTCGTGCTTTATCTCGACTGTGCTTGCTGATCGGTTGCCCTACAACCACGTTCACATTTTTCGTAGCAAACTGATGTAAGCCGATTAACAGCCTTATTAAAGCATCTTCATGTAACTTGGAATCTCCTCTCCTCCCTCGATCTAGTGAATTGCGTTCATCTCTTGCTAAGGTTCCAGCTAATCCTTTTCGATCTCCATATTCAAAGATAAAGTCATATTTACGCAGGTCATTTTCTACTTTCAATGCTCGATAAGGAATAATGTCTGATGGGAAAACCTCTAGTGCTGTCGGGGTGCATATCGCTGTTTCGTAATTGCCCCAATCTGCGCCTATAATCATAGGCATCCTCCTTTATTAACTACTTAATAATTGCCCCTCGTTTTTTTGAGAGGATTATTAACTGCTTAATAAATTATATGGGCGCATAACTTTAAAATGTCTGTCCACGTTAAATTAGTTCTAGAAAAATCGAAAAAGATTAAAGAAGGATAACGAAGTAGTGTGTGGAATGTATCTATAGGTGATGATATGAAATGTAGAATGAATGAATTAATTGAGGAAAAGGGATATAAAAAGAAATGGATTGCAGCACAATTAGGAGTAAGTGCTGATGTACTATCAAGGTGGGTAAACGATAGAGGAATGCCATCATTAGAAAAAGCTTTTCAGATTGCTGATATTTTAGAATGTAAGGTGGATGATCTGTATGAGTATAGAAGAGAGGTATGAGGGTTATTTGCTTAAGGCTAAGATCATGAACGTGGCCGCTCAATTAGCAAATGATAATCAATACAGGAGAGAGGATGCTGTAAAGGAATTAGAGGGAATTGTAGATTGGTTAGAAGGAAAAGAAAAAGCCCACTCCAATTAAGGAATGGGCTTTCGTGTGTGTTCGCATTAGTATTTTAATGCTCTTTTATTATAACAGATAACCGGAATAGTGACATATGCCATTTGATTCTTTTATGGTTTGGATCGTGGACTTATTGTTATCCAGCAACTTACCATCTTCATCATAATACTTTAACTCAACTTCGTATTTCGTGGATGGTTCCAGATCACCTATGATGTGTGGCTGAAAGTAAACGTCCTTTTCGCTTTGAAATGTTTCCTGTAGTTCACCATCTACAAATAATTTGATATGGTCTAAATCCTCATGTTGATAACGGATGTAAATTTCTGCGCTGTCTGAACTTGGCATAAACCCTATAGCAGCAAAAGCGCTTGTAGGGAAAGAAAGTAATACGATCGTAAGAATAAGTAATTTTTTCATTTTAAAAACTCCCTTCTTACAACCATTGTATACCAATTTTCTGTAAAAATCCGTATTTTTTTGAAATTATTCACTAAATCTATGAAGCATTACCCATAATTCTTGTCGTGTTACTGGATCTCTAGGGCGTGAACCATCAGAAATACCTTGATCCATAACCCACTCTTGAGCATCGTGAGCGAAACGATCTGATTTCACGAATTTATCTTTTTCTATGCCTTTTTTCCATACATCAAAATGTGGAAGTAAGTTCTTAGGGCATATTTTACCGCTCCAGTAATTGTGTGTTACCACGTTTTCTAGTGGAATAGAGTGTTTAACCATAAGATGCTTTACAAGTTCTCTAGCGTTGTCTAATGCCTTCTGATAATCTCCGTCTGCATTCACGCATATTTCTATATGAATGGATTCGTTATTACCTTTTGTAGATCCAGCAGCCCAACACCTTACATCGTCAGGGAAGGATTGAATGACCTCTTTATCATCTACCTGGTAATGCCAACTTGCTTCACGATCATTATAGTTAGATTGAATATTTGCATGCGCTTGTGCATCAGCACCAGGGTTTATATTTCCTGTTTCGTGGATAGTGATATAATTCTTTTCATTTCCGTAACCGTATGAACGATCTGAAATGATTTTAGGAGATACGATCTGTTGTTTAATCTGCATTATTCGTCCTCCTTATCCTTGAAACCTTGTCCTTTAGATGGATTGCTGATAACACCAGCTGCAACTAAGATCGCTAACAAACCATCAACATAAGCCTGGTACTGTTCTGGAGCTAGTAATCCCATATCATTGACGAATAAACCAACCAAAGAACCCAGAGCCACATATAAACCGTAGTTTCTCCATTTTAATTTCATTATGAAATCCCTCCAGTCGTTAATAATCCTAATAACCCCATAATCATAAACCCGATTATAATTCGTAATATCCACGTTGTATTACTCTTGATGCTTGATATATCTTCCTTAACGTCTTTAATATTAGATTCAGCAACCGCCAAACGTGTCTTTATATCTACGTTATCCTGCTTAATGTCCTGAACATCAACCTCTAATTTACCTACTCGGTGTTCCATAGCATCACCACCTTGGTTAGATTGCATCTAAATCCCCCTATGATTTCATAATTCATTGTGCTAAAGTGTATACCAACCTCTCACTCTCCCTATGAGGTGAGGGGCCAGAGGGAGCCTTTATCTCCCTCGTTCATCCATAATAAAAAGCGAACCCTTTAGGATCCGCTGTGATATGTTGATTCATGAGATGATATTGCATTATTTATCTGGTTTTGAACCCATGATTCTGTAGCGACATCAGATCCGTTTTCCTTCAACGCTCCCCACACATCTACTATTCCACCATCTACAACCAAACGATCACTCATAGCATAAATACGTCCGATAAAACCACCGCTTGATTCGTACAATTCCAATACCGGCTTCGTTTCCCATGCACCGCCAGCATTGAAATATTGGTTGTACAACTTCACGTAATCATTTTCATATGTTGAACGGATTTCTCCCTCTATCGTTGCGCTAGTGGCTGTTAGTTCACCATTATTATTTACTGTGAAAGTACCATTACCTAAGTCAAGAGAACCGGCAAGAATTTGAACTAAACCTTGGTCATCTACCACAAATGTTCCTTCACCTATATTTATCGTACCACCTACAAAGTCAGAAGCTTCAACTAATCCTGTAAACTTCGCATTCCCTTCAGTGTCGATGTAAACCACATCAGTATAATTCCCCTGACCATCACCTGATTGGATTGTAATACCTTCTGTGGCATTAAATATTGCTCTCGCTTTCTTATCACTACGTTCAGCAACGAATCCATTTTCAGGGCCAACGCTTACACCATTGTAAACAGAATCTTTTTGTACTTTCTCTTGTTGGATCACGGTTAACTCATCAGCTACCGTTTTGGTTCGATTGGAGAGCTCCACTTGTAAATTACGTTTGTCTTTCGGATCGTACTCTAATGAAACTACACGTAACTTAGCGTTAATCCCTAATTCATCATCAATCACTTGTTTATAATCGCCTAGTTCCAGAGATTCAAAGTCCTTCACATCTGCATATTCCTCTAGTTCAGCGATATTCGCAACATCAACTTCATAACTGATGATAGGATTGCCTTGTTCGTCTTTTTCACGCTTATCTATAGTCTTACGGATGCCTTTAAGATTCTTGCCTATTCTTAGTTGAGAGCCATTGTCTTGACCTCTGGAATTTAAAAGGGAAACCTCGTACCCGTTGTACGAAAGTTCCCCATTAAAAGCAGCTGCTATTTGTAATAAGATTTCACGTTTATTGGTGCGTTCATTAATGCTTATCGTTGAGCTTCCGCTTGGTTCTACCGTTCCTACTGTGAATGATGTATCTGTGAACAATGCAGTCAGGTGATCGGATACTGTACCACTGTTTGCGAAGTTATCTAATTCATCATCAATAAGCTGATAAGACACATGCTCACAGGATAAATTGTAGTATAACCCTTCTCCAGTATTTTCTGATTCAAATGTAGCTACCTGGAATCGGTTAGAAAGCTCAAATTCATCATCAGCAGTGATCGGCTTATCATCTTCAATAATCGCTGAAAAATCAAGCGTGTATTCTCCGTTAATTTCTTCTCGGATGGATGGTGATATTTCATCTATAAAAGAAGGATTGTTTGAAATTACTTTTAGCATGATTCACCTCCTAATAAAAAAGAGCCCAATTTTGGACTCTTGTGTTACGACGCAGTATGATCCGAATGTATTAAAAATTCACATTAACTACAAATGAAAAGTCTATAGGCAGTTGTCCGAATGAACCAGTTTCATTATTGTAATTGAATGTTACCAACAATTGTTTTAAAGAGGAGTCACTTATACCTGCTTTAATGTCTAGTGTAGGAATTATATTATCACCCACAAAGACAGAAGGTTTTAATTCCTGCATACAATTCCAATCTAAATCACTAAAACTGATACCTATCGCATCGTAGCCCAATCCTAACGATGTGTTTAAGGTGACTTCTTGATTAGGAGATGTGTTCAGAACGCTCCATGTATCCCCTGCATCTGAGGTTTTAAGGGTTACCCAATATTTTGTCGAAGGTCTAAATTCATTTACCGGATCAAATGTGAAAATAAAATCAACATCTCTAACTGCATAACCAGCCTTATGATACTTTTCGACTCTTTCCTCTGTAAGTAATTCTGGTGAAGACCCGAATTCAGGTTGAATAACAATGTTACCACCTACAGATTTCGCTATTTCAATTTCATCTTCTGCAACAGTCGAATCAATATTACTCTTAACACTTAACCAAGTATTAGGCATTTTATTACGTGCGTATTCCAATGCACTTTTATCTGATTCTATTACTACCGCTTGATGAAGCATATTCAACTTTGATAATTTCTCAGAAATAATATCTATTACAAGTTCACTCTCATCATCTTTAATATCTAAGAAAGGGACTAAGTTAAACTCATGGCAAATAGATAGAGCCTCATCTATTGTCGGTATTTTTAAAGGTTGCTCATACAATGACGCTCTACTTGTAATATCAAATGCTTTTATTTCATCAGTTGTGTATTCCCTAACAAGTTTTCCTTCTGTCTCAGTAGTCCAACTTGTTAAATCAGCGTCATGTCGTAACACTAAATTATTATCAGCAGTTAAACGTAGGTCGAATTCAACCCCCCATGCTCCAGCCAACTTGGACATTTTTATAGCTTCAATAGTATTTGAAGGAGCATTCCCCATTTTTCCAGTAATTCCAACGTATTTTTTTCCAACGCCTAATATATCGAGTGAAGTCGTATTTATTTTTTCTTTGAGATTTTCGTTAAGGATTTGCTCATCTATCCTGAATTCACCTATAGAAATCCGCAAGATTTGATCAATGTTTAAAATCTCACCATCTGACATTGAATTATCATCTATTCTGCCCACAACGATATGATAACTTTTTTCACTATCATACGGCAAAGAAACTAGAGAAGTTACCCACCCCGTCTCGTTAACAAAAGTATTATTTTGGTATGTGAAAACTGAGAATTTGTAGTTAGAATTTAATGAGGTGACTTCAGCTTTTTCATTAAAATTAATAACGTCAACTGTTCTGAATCTGTTGTTACCACCTGATTTTTCACCTGTCACCCCCGATATACCACCTCGTTCCCATTTGGGATTCAGTAAATCTTTCACCCCGTATTTGAATAAAGGAGAATTTGCAATATTATTCCCAAACTCATTTGTCAATTCATTTTCTACTTCTTTGACTTTCCTGGATAAAAATCTGTTTTCACCCAAACTCTCCATTCCGTCAAACCAATTATTAGAGAAATATGAAAGATAAAACGCTTCAAACTCTTTTTTTGTCGGTTCGTATCCAGATCTGAAAGTTTTAGTTAGGTTGATAGCCATAAAGTGTTTGTATTCAACAACGGCACCATTTTGTGTATCCTCATCAGGGAAAGTAACTATTGTCTGAACAAATGGATTAACAGAAGTTGTTGTTAATGTGATAATTCCACTAAGCGTCACATATTCATCAGAAGGTTCTTTTTGCGAAACTCCCAGATCCATTTCGGCTGAAATGTCTCTGTAATTTAAAAATATATTTGTAGCCGTGCTAGGTGCTTTGATTTTACCAACGATATAATATTTCGTTCCAGAAGGTACGTTACTGGGAAGAGACCCATAAGGCTGTATGACTTGCAAAGATGTCCCTGTACCCAATCCAGTTGCAATAAGCGTGTTATCAGTAGCAGATATTTCTCCATAAGAACCGTTATGTTCCCATCCAGTGGTGCCTTCACTAAAATCACCGTTTTCCACTTCATTCGTAGCGTTAAAATCAATTACTTTCTCTATTTCCTCCAACCTATTACGTAATGTAGAAAAAGTCTTGTTTTTAACACCCGATACATGAGCATCAGTTACCTCTGCATTAGCGTCTCCGCTTTCGATAACCAATTCATCAATTCGCTTATTAGTGGAATCAACCGTTGTTTTATCCGCCTTCATGTGTAAACTTACTACTGTGTTTTCCAGGTCACTTTGTTGTGCTTTTTCGGCCAACTGCGTCGTAACTTCTGTGTGTTCATCGTCCAAACGTTCCTTTAAAGTTTGGTGAGATACTCCGTCTGTATCCACTCTTGCTTGTGCTGCTTCTACACTGGAGTCTCCTTCTATAACGACCTGGTCTAATTGTTCCTGGGTTCGTACTGACTTTGTATTTGAGGATTCTGCAATTTGTTTTGCTTCATCAGCTGTCGTGTTTGCGTTATCAGCTGCAGTTTTTGCGCTATTCGACTGATCAATCGACTGATTAATCTTTTCATATGCTTCAACCGATCTGTCGCTTGGATTAAGCTTAGGTGTATCTGCCATGGTATCACCTCTCTATAAATACTTTGGTTTCATTTTAAAGTGTATATCTACGTTCATATTCGTTCCTGAAACATCAACGTCATTGTCACCAGTAAGCAGTTCGATAAAGTCACCACTCATGCTATTTAGATAGTTAACTCCATCTTTCTTCACAATCCATCGGTCACAATCCACTTCAATCACACCGGAAAATTGACCAAAAGAAAAACTCTCTCCATTTGAGGAAAGAGTCAAACTGTCTGCTGATCCATCTATTTCAATGACAGGTCTTATTGCAACTGTACCGAAGTTATCAATGATCAATGTCGTATCACTTGTTACCGTAAACTCATAATCTCGGTCAGCACGTAAATCAGATTGCATTGGATAATCATCAGCAAGCGTAAAGTTTTTCGTTTCGTCAGTGAATTCAGCCATCGGATCAAATGCAGTTAAGGGTAATGTGAATTCAGCTGTTTGCAAGAGTCTGTTCACTGGAACATTTCCGCTATAACGTACCCAATATTGTTTATCAGGCTCATGATCAAACGTGAGCTTCACTTTCTTGGGTTTACCTTTACGATCTAGTAAAACGCTCATGAATTCCCTTAGAGTTCGTTGGATTTCGTGTCTGTCGTAATTGATATACCCTATCGGGAATTCAAAATTACGGTTTCCGTAATCACTACCAAAGTAGTAGGATCCATCATCACCAACCATTTGAGCAGTGTAATCTCTTGTTTCAGGGAAAGGGTGACTATGACCTGTTAACGGAATTAATCCCCATGTTGATAATGGTTGATCATCTAATTTAATCATTAGTTATTCACCCCTAACGCCCTTTTTCTGCCTTGAGTAATGTTATAGAATTCTCTACCTAATTTCTTAATATCATTATCATTACGGATGGTGATATTAGCTCCATCAAACATACGTTCAAAGTTCATAGCACCTTTACCTGCTGATCCACCTGAAGCATTTACATTTGCGTTTGGTACATTAGGTACTGCTGATTGCGCCATTTGTTCGCCAGCTCGTTTAACTCGTCCACCCATGGACTTCATACCTACCTCTAAACCTTCTCCAGTGTACTCACCAATCTGTTTAAATACTTTAGATGGTGAATTGATGCCTAGAAGGTTTTTCGCTCCACTTATTGCACCATTCACCGCATTTTTAGCAGCATTCGCAATATCAGAAGCTTTATCCTTAATTCCATTCACCATTCCATCCATGATGTTCTTTCCGATTTCTCGTAGGTCAATGTCTTCAAAAAAGTCCATGACTCTACCCCAAATGTTTTCAATCGTTGTCCAGATATTATCCATTTGGTCAGATACCGCTTCTTTCATACCTTCAAAATCGCCAGTTAGTAGTGACTTCACAAATTTCAAGCTGTTCTTAAAGCTGTTTTCGATGAATCCCCAAACATCCTTGATAATTCCCCAAGCCATGTTGAAGTATTTATCTACAGCGTTTTTCATCTGCTTAAAGTCTAACCCTAACTTATCAGAGATCCATTTGAGCGAAGCATAGAATATATCTTGGATGCCATCCCATATCTTTTTAATCATGCCTTGTATAAGCTCCATTTGCTTTTCGCCCGCTTCACGCATACCTTCAAAGTCACCAGTAAATAGCGAAGTTATGAAGTCTAATGCGTTCTGGAATGATTTCTTAATGAATTCCCAGACTTCATCAACCATAGCCTTAAACCAATCTAACTTTTTGTATGCTAGTACAAAGCCAGCGATTAATAATCCAATAGCAGCCACAACCCCGGCTATAATTCCTATAAGTGGAGCTAATCCTATGCTTAATGCACCTGCTATGGATACCAGGCTACCGATTGCAGATATAACTACACCAATAACCATAATTAACGGGCCTATGGCCGCTGCAATACCAGCTATAATTAAAGCCACTTTTTGACCTTGTGGACTAAGATTATTAAACCAATCAACCAATTGACGTACTTTGTCTGTGATTTTAGTGACAATAGGTGCTAACGTTTTTCCTAATTCAGCCATAGATTGCTGAAAGTTTGCTTGGCTTTTACGGGATTCTACGAGCTCTTTATTATTCTCACGGTACTTTTCATTCACATCTGAAAGACCTGTTTCCGCTAAAGTTTGAAGTACATAGTTTTGAGCGTTACCATTTTCCGCTGCTTTCGCTAAACCTTCGTTAAACGTATCTAAATCCATTCCCATACGCTCTAGGATTTCAGCAAATGGCCCGATTGCTTTACCTGTCGCCAGGGTTTCTTGCAACCCATCAGCCATACCTTCTATTTTCATCGTGTCAGGGAACTTAACTACAGCACCACTTAACGCATTGACCGCTTGTGTCATACCTTCTTCATCAAATCCAGCAGCCATTAAGTTTGAAAGAGCTTCAACGTTTGCATTCGCATCCTCATTGACTCCTGATAGTTCAGTAAGACGTTTTTTCATTTTATCTGTGCTTAGTTGAGCGTTTTCAGCGTTAGTTTCAAGTCGTCCTAACGTTTCACGGAATTCCTCTGTACTTTCTGTAACAGCAAACATGCCACCAATAATAGGCGCTGTCATAGATGCAGTCATAGTACCGCCTACGTTTTTAGCACTTGAACCGATGCCCTTCATTTTGCTACCCGTTTCTTTGGCAGCTTTCCCAAACTTGTGCATTTTGCTAGTTGATTCATGCAACTTCTTTTCAAAGTGATCTAATTTACTTTCAGTTTCAACAATCTCTCTCTGGAACGCATTATACTGTTGAACATCAATCTTACCTTCTTTGAATTGCTTATCTACGTCTTTTTTCGCTTTTTGTAGTTGATCTAGTTTATCTGATGTATTCTCCACTTGATCAGCTAGAATTTTTTGTTTCTGTGCAATAAGATCACTGTTACCAGGGTTAAATTTTAAGAGTTTATCAACGTCTTTAAGTTCCGACTGTAAATCTCGGCTCCGCTTATTAACTCCTTTGAGCGCCTTATCTAATCCTTTGGTTTCACCATCAAGTTCAATCGTAATACCTTTTATTCGCTTGGCCATGACTTCACCTCCTATTTAAAGGCATAAAAAAAACGCACCCTAACTGGATACTTGATAACTTTAGAAAAAATCCATATCTTTCTGAGTAGCTTTCTTAGTTTTCTTTTCTTCTGATCCGTTTTGCTTAACGTACTCTTCAATAAAATCTAAGCACGCCCCAAAAGTCATATTTTCAATATCATGATAATCCAATCCAACCATTTTACATGTAACTAAAAGGGAATCGGCGGTGAGTGGTTCACCCTCCGACTCCCCTTTATCTACTTTTTTTAGTTTGTAACGACTTCTCGATCAATTCCTGTAATTCCGGGAATATATCCATAATCGGAAATGTGTCAAAACTATCAAACCAAGTATCAGGATCAGGAATTTCTGGATCAGCTGTTTTAGCTAAAGACCAAGCTATGTTCTCAAATACAGAAAAATCAATCACTTGTAGTGTTTCTCGGTCAAGATCATCTGTACTTAATCCTTTTTGTTGCAGTTCCATTAAGGGTGCCATCTTCATTAAATCAGCAAATAAATCTGATCCGAATTGGTTACGATAGCGACGTGCTGTACCACCTGTTGATTTAAATTTAACTTGTTTTTCATCAATCGTTAATGTTTTTTCCAATCAGATCACCCTCCTATGCAGTTGTGAAGTTCGTTACACTATTTTGTTCTAGGCTGTTGCCAGCAAGGTCTTTTACATTCATGGTAGCGATAGCTGTATAATCTGTTGCCGCTGCAAGGTCAGAGTCAGGTGTGAATGTAACCTCTGTTTGATCAGAGTTAAGGGATAGAGCACCATCCACTTGTACTCCTGCATCATCGTTAAGGAAGAAGTTTGCACCTGTAACATCAGCTTGACGGATTGCTTCAGAGAACGTCCATACAATATTAGTCGTAACCGCTACTGCTGTGTCGCTATCTGCTGGGCTTGTTGTTACTGTTGGTGGTGTTGTGTCAGCGTTTGGTTCGTATACTGCATCGTACCAACCATCATAAACTGATTGTGTCGTATTTACAGTCGTTTTCGTTTTAACCGCTTTATCTGTTTCACGTGGGCTAGAGATAAATGTTAACTCATTAGCGTTAGGCTCAACAGATCCCGTTTTAGTAGATGAAGAAACAGTAGGACGATTCGCTGTGCAATTATATAGCACGTGGCGTGTCGCTTTTTTATCTCCATCAAATTCAAATAGTAAAGCAAAGTTTTTCGGCTTTGCGTTTGTTTTCTCGGTTAGTACATTATCAGCACTATCCTTTTCCTCACCTAATACCTCTACTGCAAACTGTTCAGGAATGTTCGCTACAGATAATGTACCGTCATACCCTTGGTTATTTTGCGCTGAATAGAAAAGCATATCATCAGCATAGAATTCGGTCATATCTCCACGTGGTTCTAAGGATAATTCCACGCCACCAGGCATAGGGAAAGGTGTATCATAATCTACAACACCATTAGATTCCGTAAATGGTGCGACATGTACATTTTTTAATCCAAAAGTCACTTTATTTCCACTCATTTATATCACTCCAATTTCATAAACTTTTTGAAATAATTGTTCGGTTTCTATGAACGTTTCCGTCGTGTCATAAGGAATGTCGTTCTGATCTAACACATTTTCAAGCGCTTGTTCCGCTTCTAAATCTTTATATTCGGTATATAATTCAACTTGAGCATTCTGAATCTTGGCATAGGACTTATTATCTGCGTGAAAATTAGAAGAAAAAGCGACTAAATACATGATATAAGGTGGATTGGGAGGGCTGTTAAAGTGCGAATAGGCTACAGGATAGCCTGATTGATCTAATAAACTTTTTAATTCAATTAATGTCACCCTCGAATCACCCTTTCTGCTCGTTCTACAAAGTTATCAACCGCTTCTTGCTCAACTGGACGAATGTGAGGTTCACCTGACACCCGACCACCATTACGCTTAGCGTGTCCGTATTCTAGTAAGTGTGTAAGCTGATAATTGGTTTTGTTATACACTATATATCCAGAACCACTCTTTTTAGCTCTCCAACCTTTTGCATAATCACCAGTTAATTTAGGACTTTCAATTTTAAGAGTTTTCACCGCTTCTTTTGCTATATCTTTTTTTGCATCTTCTAGTCCTTCAGTTACATCGTTTGTATAATCTTGTAAGGCTTTGTTTATTTCTTTAACTAGATCATCCATCAGAAATCACCTTCTCACATGTCAGGCGCATTTTTTCACCATTCTTTTGAGTACGAATGATGCGATATTCCGTACCTTCATGCGTGAGCTTGGTTTCATTCTGATATTCAAAGGAATAAATCTCGAATTGTTTTTCGGGTTTTAAGCCTTGGGCCGCTGCATCATAAAATTCAGAAGAACTTACACCAAATTCATTTGCAAATATGGTTCGTGGTATTTCCGTTTCAATCTGATTACCTAGTGGATCTGTTGCATACGTGACAGTTAAAAGGTCAATCACTTCATTGTGTCGCATTGTAATCACCAGCTAGGCTTAAATGTTGTTTCAGCATTTCATAAGATCGTTGGAATCGTTCAGCATCCGGGTTATCGTAACCGAATTGCGCTTTGCAATAGGTTGTAATGG